AACGTGGTGCTGAAAAAGCAAGACGCTGACACCCACAAAGAGGTGAAATTGCTGGCCTGGGCAAAGCCCGTGGTAGTTGTTGAAGATAACAACGGCAACGCATGGGTGATGGGTCTGGAGCATGGCTCCGAGGTTACGGGCGGAAGCATCGTAACGGGTTCTGCATTCGGTGACTTGACTGGCTACAACATCACGTTGACGGCCAACGAGCGGGTGCCTGCCAACTTCTTGTTGGGAGCTGTTGCAAACAACCCGTTTGCAGGATTGCTCGGCACGAAGCCGACTATCGTGGTGGGTTCTTGATCATAACACACACGAGCAAAGAGGCCACCTTCGGGTGGCTTTTTTGTTTTTAATAACCGCACAAGTGTCACCTAGGGGTTATATACCCATGACTTTCCTATCATTTGAGACCAACAACGTGGTGACTTTGCCCATTCGGGACTGGCAAAACGGCAATGATAAGCTGACAAGCTACGGAACTGCGTGGCGGGTACAGATGGTTTTGTACTCCAAAGACGGCAGAACCATCACCACCTACAACGTGACCTCCCCTACATTTGACGCAGACACCCGTGAGTTTAGCTTTACTTACTCATCGGTAGGGTTGGAAGCCGAGGTGCCGTACATGGTGCGCCTGGCAGAGCAGACCCTAGTGACTGGGCAGTTCGTGAACAGCAAGATCCTATGCAGTGACAGATTTATCATGCTACCGCAGGGGGAAACAATCAGCACCTACCAACCCGTTCTAGATACGGTGCAGGAAACGATGGACAATACATTCAAAATTTATGGCCAGTAACAATATCAAAATGGTTGAGTTCGCCTCCTACGTTGCGCCTGCAATCGTGGAGAACCCCCGCCTGGATTGGGTGGAATACGGGGAGGACAACAACTACTACCAATACCTGATTGATCGCAGGGTGGGTTCCGCTACGAACAACGCAGTCATCACGGGAATTGCCGACATGATCTACGGCAAAGGCCTGGACGCATCAAATTCAGCAGCCAATCCAACGGCATACCTGGAGATGAAGCGGCTGTTGAGTGAGGAGGATGTGTACCGCTTTGCGAATGACGTGTATTGGTTGGGCAACGGGGCTTTGCAGGTGTTGTGGAATGCTGATAAGTCAGCCATTGCAGAGATCACCCACATGCCAGTGCAGACCTTGCGTGCCGAGAAGTGCGATGAGGAGGGCAAAATCAATGCCTACTACTACGCTTGGGATTGGACAAAGATCCGCAACCGCAACCAAGTGACCCGCATCGGGGCTTTTGGCATGACCACGGAAAAGCGTGAGATTTATTTCTACCGCCCGTATGCAGCAGGATCCTACTACTACTCACCACCCAGATACATGGCAGCCCTTCCGTATGCGGAATTGGAGGAGGAGGTAGCGAACTACCACATCAACAACATCAAGAACGGCCTGGCTCCGTCCATGATCATCAACTTCAACAACGGGATCCCACCGCAGGAGGAGCAGGACAATATCAATTCAACCATTGGCCAGAAGTGGCAGGGCACGAATAACGCAGGGCGTTGGATCCTGGCCTTCAATGACGATAGCAATAAGGCGGCCACGATTGAACCCGTGGAATTGTCAGAGGCGCATTTGCAGTACGAGTTCCTTTCCCGTGAATCCAGCCAAAAGATCATGGTTGGCCACCGAGTGACTAGCCCAATGCTGTTCGGCATCAAGGAGAACAGTGGCCTGGGTAGCAATGCGGATGAGATCAAGAACGCATACCTACTGATGGACAATACGGTGATACGTCCCATCCAGATTGGTATCATCTCGGCTTTGGACGAACTGCTTGCAGCCAACAATACGGCATTGGATTTGTACTTCAAGCCGCTTTCACCGATGGAGTTTAACGACATCAAGGTCACGGATCAGCAGACGATTGAGGAGGAGACGGGCGTAAAGGTTGAGGAGCAAGTTACCACCACGCTACCTGCCGATGTGAATGAGGAGCTGATCCAGAAGGAGGCATCGTACAACGGAGCGCAGATTGCGTCCTCGCTTGACATCATGCGAGCCGTCCAGGAGGGCGTTCTTACCCAAGACCAAGCAATCACCTTCCTTGTGCAAATGCTTCAATTTGAGCCGTCCGTAGCACGTGCCTTGTTCACGGGCAACTCCTCTGCGGTAATCACTCAAATGAAGTCCGAAAAAAAGTCCAAAGCATCTGATCCCGCCTTCGGGGGTTGGGTGCAGGAATTGATCGACCTAGGTGAGCAGGTTGATGAGAAGGAATGGGAACTCGTTGATGAGGGCGCATTGACCGATGAGGACATCGTAAAGATGCGGGAGGTGCAATTCGCCTCTACGGGCAGTGCCTTCCCCAATGCCAAGAGCGTGCAAGACGGAGTGACCAAAGAGGGCTTTGCGTACAAAGTGCGCTATGCCTATGCGGGTGAGCCAGGTGGAGAGCGGCAGTTTTGCAGCTTGATGCTAGGGGCTGCGAAGGTTTACCGATTGGAGGACATTGAAGCGATGGCAAACAAGCCCGTGAATGCTGGATTTGGAAAGGGTGGCGCAGCAACATATGACATCCTACTCTACAAAGGTGGCCCTAATTGCAAGCACTTCTGGATGCGCAAGACCTATTTGGCAAGAGCAAAGGGCGTGAAGCCAGACCCAAAGAACCCACGTTCGGAGGTATCGGTTAACGACCTGCGCAAGTTGGGGGTGAAGTTGCCCGTCAACGACCCAAAGGTGGCGAAGATCCCCTTCGATCAGGACTACCGAGGTTACACAAAGGAGTACGCTGAAAAGCGTGGAATCCCAAAATAAGGTTATATAAAACATGTACCCACTATTCATAAGCCCAGAGGATCTCGTTAAGCGCACGGCCATCAATGGCAACGTGGACAGAGATCAGATGATCCAATTCATTAAGATCGCCCAGGACATACACGTGCAGGCATTGCTTGGCACGGACTTGTACAACCGCCTAAAGACGGACGTCTTGAACAATACCCTGGCGGGCAATTACGAAACGCTGCTGGAGGACTACGTGCAGGACGTTTTGGTTCACTACTCCATGACCGAGATCCTTCCGTTCCTTGCTTACAAGGTGAGCAACGGAGGCGTGTTCAAGAAGCAGAGCGAGAACTCCGAAGGCATTGAAAAAAGCGAATTGGAATACCTGATCCAGCGGGAGCGGGACATCGCTGAACACTACGGCAGACGCCTCGTATCGTATTTGACATTCTACGGATCTTTGACCCCCGAATACTATGAAAATCAGAATGGTGAAATGTACCCCACGGACGGACAATCGTTCCACGGATGGTACATGTAGGTATAAAGTGAAGCCCGAAAACGAAAGAAAACTCATTGAATTTTTGAAGCAACATGCCAACAAATAATAACTGGGGCGAAATTTACTGCTCATCCGATTGGGGAGACGAGGACTACAACACCCGCAGCCTGCCCGCTGATGGCGTGCCTGCGTGCTTTAACAACGCCTACACCTATGCCGAGGCATACGAGGTTCGTGTGCTTGCGGATAGCGGTATCGTGGAGGGCTTCGAGTGTTTGGAGAATGCAATAGACGAATTAAATTTTAACTGATGAGTTCATTTTATGACGATGCTTCGCTTGTTGTTATACCAAGCGGCTACAAGACAAGCAAGATTTACGCAGAGAAGCCGACTGATGGTTCGGGTGATTTGACTTTTACCCGTGCTTCGGGTGCTACCCGTGTGGCCAGCAACGGCCTGATTGAGAAGGTGCGGACAAATTTGGCTTTGTATAGCGAAGACCAAACCAACTGGACTGACCAAAACCAAACGAGCGTAACGGCTAACTCTGCTGCGAATCCCCTTAATGGTGCGGTAACCGCAGACAAAGTAATTCCTTCTACGGCTACGGATGACCACTATCGGGGTTTGTCAATGGGCAGTATTATTGGTGAATTTACTTCGTCTATTTATGTAAAGGCGGACGGGTATAGCATTATTGATTACGGAGTTTTTAATAGCACTGCCTCAAATTACCCAGTTCGTGCCGTTTTTGATTTGTCAACGCAAACCATCACGCAGATAAATGGTAGTATTTCGTCTATTACTTCGGTAGGTTCGGGATGGTACCGAATTAGTGTTACTGCTTCGGTTGCATCAACCAGCACAATGAGCATTTACCACCGAGTGCGTTCTACGGGAACTTCTGGTAATTATGCGGGCGATGGTACAAGCGGTATGCTTTTATGGGGTTGTCAATTAGAATCGGGCGTGATGACTGCATACATTGGCCCCACCACCACCGCAGCCGTAAGCGTTGGGCCAGTGAGCAATGTACCCCGTCTTGACTATTTAGGTAGTTCTTGTCCTCGTTTGTTGCTGGAACCGCAGCGGACGAACTTATTGACGTTCTCGGAGCAAATAAATAATGCAGGGTGGACTAAAACTAATGCTCCAACTATTACAACAAACACCGCCACCGCACCAGACGGCACAATAAGCGCAGACGGCTTACAGGCTGCTGACGGGGCGAACTACAAAACAATAAGACAGACTTTTTCTTTATCGGCAAATTCAACGCTTACATTTTCATTCTTTGTCAAAAAGGAAACAAGTGAAACAGCTTTTGGTGGTTTTTATATTTATTTTCAAGGGGGAACAGATAAGATTGTTTACGGAATTGTAAATGCCGTTACAGGCACGGTAACTTATGCCGATAGTACCTTAACCGCAACCACGAAAGTAGAAAGTTATGGCAACTATTGGCGCATTGCATCAACGGCTACCGACACTGGTTCAAACACAAGTTGTGACATTGGTTACTATGGTACACTTTCAACCAACGGAACTTCCTTAAATACTGGAGCTGGTTCAGTGCGGACATTGTGGGGTTTCCAAGCAGAAGTCGGAGCCTACGCCACCTCTTACATTCCAACGTTGGGCGCAAGTGTTACAAGGGTGGCGGATGCTGCCAGTAAGACGGGCATAAGCTCACTAATTGGGCAGACGGAGGGGGTGCTTTTTGCTGACATTAATTACAACGGAAACAAAGATATTTCTGGTAGTATTGCCATAAGAGTTTACACGGGAACAAACGAGGCTTACATTTTTATTACCAACGCCAACCTTTTGCAATGTGAACTATACAATGCAACGTTGCAATGCGCAATAACTGGAGCAATAGGTTCAAATGGTCGTAA